CAGGAGCTTAACGGCAGGCCGGTACGGACGCGGAAACCTGCGCCAGAACCTAAGCCGAAACTGAAAGTCATCGGGAGCTTCAGGAGAGTGGTTGAATTAGAGTAGGATTTGCGGTCGCGCGACGAGAAAAAGCCTGAAACCGAACTAACGGATGTCGCGCGACCGCTTTTGAAACATCATGCAAGAAGCACCTCCCTCAATCGTTGACTTCGACCTTATCACCAAGGCTAACCCCGGTCGTCAGGAAGAATTCCTCGCGAGCCTAGCCGACATCGCGATTTACGGTGGGGCGGCAGGCGCAGGTAAGAGCGCTGCAATTCTTTTGGAGCCGGTCAGGTACGTGACCAATCCCCAGTTCGGTGCCGTCATCTTCCGCCGAACCTATCCGCAAATTTTCAACGAAGGTGGCCTGTGGGACACCTCGCACAAGGTCTACCCGCAGGCGGGCGGAAAGCCGCGCGAGGGAGATGCCGAGTGGATATTTCCCAGTGGGGCGAAAATAAAGTTCGCTCACATGGAGCACGAGACTAGCAAATCTGCCTGGGACGGGTCGCAGATTCCCCTGATTGAGTGGGACGAACTCACGTCATTTAGCGAGACCCAGTTTTGGTACATGTTCTCACGTAACCGAACCACGAGCGGCATGCGTCCCTATGTACGGGCAACGTGCAACCCAGAAGCCGATTCCTGGGTCGCTGAGCTTATCTCTTGGTGGATAGACCAAGATAGCGGGTATCCCATCCAGGAGCGTTCTGGAGTGCTTCGGTGGTTTGTACGCGAAGGCGGGAAGCTGAACTGGTTCGATAGCAAGCTGGCGGCTATAGCTCATCTGGTGAAGCAAGGGATGAACGTCAAGCTTGCGAACAAGGTTCCGAAGTCACTGACCTTCGTCCCGGCAAAGCTGGAGGACAACCCGGTGCTCGAAGCCCGCGACCCCGGCTATCGTGCAAACCTGATGGCACTTGAGCATGTCGAGCGGGAGCGGCTGCTTTCAGGAAATTGGAAGATTCGTCCAAGCGCTGGCTTGAAGTTCCCCCGCAACAAGTGGAGGTTCTACGACTCGCCACCTATCGGTTTGAGATTGTGCCGGTTCTGGGATAAGGCTGCGACGGAAGGCGGTAAGGGTGCTCGAACGTGTGGAGCACTCGTTGGTGAGTTGGATGAGCGGCGGGCGCTGGAGCTTGGACTTCCCCGGTACTGGGTGGTCCATGTCGAGGCCGGACGGTGGGGCGATGCCGAGCGCGAGGCAAAAATCAAGTCTCAGGCAATCATGGACAATGCGCAGTTCGGACAAGTCACGGTCGGAATGGAGCGCGAAGGCGGCTCAGGCGGAAAGCATTCCGCATTCATGACCGTTACCAACTTGGCTGGATTCGATGTTTTCTCGGAGCCTTCCACCACCAACAAGGCAGCGCGATGGACTCCGCTCGCAGCGCAGCAGCAAGTCGGCAACGTAGCAATCGTAAAGGGAGATACATGGGACTGGGCCGGTTTTGTCCGCGCTCTTGATGCGCTGGCTGGAGATGAGAAGCTCGACAAGGGCAAGCTCAAGGACGATGCAGATGCCACCTCCGGCGCGTTCAAGTATCTCACGCAAGGTAACTACGGAGCCACTGTTGAAGGCGACATTATCGCCAGCGGAGATGATGAGCACCTGGAGGAAGAGTTTGGGCTATTCGACGATGAAGAGAAGGGGGAGCTTCCTGAATTCTGGAAAGAACTCATTGACGAGTCCGACGTGACCGCCAAAGAAGGCGGCAAGAACTCGTGGTATCGAGATTGACGCGGACGCCGGATAAGGGTAAACATGCTACGTGGCTATCTGTGAACTGCATCGTCTTCGACTTCCGCAAATCTCCGCAATCATTTCGTTCTCGCGAGAGGAACAGGAAACCGTTGACCAGATTTCTCACGAGCGACAGCGAAGCAATCGCAAGGGAGGCAGGACGAACCTGAAATTCTCCAAGTGCGACCCTCTCGAAATTGAGAAAATCGGCACTGGCGGAGAGATGGCTTTTTCGAAGTGGAGCGGTCTCGCGATGGACTTCAATACGGCTTGCCGTAATGGAGGTAAGGACGGAATCATCTACGACTTTCGTTACCAAGGATTCACCCTGGACGTGAAAGCGAGCCGTACTCAAGTCATGGCAGTTGCTCCCTATCAGGAAAAGGCAAAGGTCCAAATCTATTGCATGATGCACATGTGCTCGTGGATGAATTATTACTTGGTAGGTTTCACTTCGCACGAACGACTCTTCCATCCATTCACGCTCAAGCCTCACTACGACAAAGAGCATCACGTTCTTCACGGAAGCGAGCTTTACGCTACAATCCAAGACATCCCGTCGATTACTGAAGACGATGGAATCCCGTTTTAACCAAGGAGCCTCACATGGAATTCACTGTTGAAGAAGAAAAGCCTGAGAGCCAAGTATGGCCTGAAGGGACACTCGACTCAAAGCCTGGAGTTGATGGTCCACTCACCGGGGAACCGGTCGATGTCCGTGGAAGCAAGTTGAACATTCGCAAGTGCCCGGCCTGCGATGCTGCGCACCAAAATCTAGTGGTCAACGAGTACAACAAGCCGCAAGGCGTCTTCACCCACTGGTTTCACTGCCCCACCATCCAAGACCCGGTTAGCGTCTCCTTGCTCATGCTTCGCAGCGGAGATGCGATTGAGTTGAGCGGTCCGGTGTGCCAGTCTCTGGCGAATGCTCAAGTGGCCGGTCGCTACTTGGCGGTAGTGTTCTACGTGGACGAGGAAGGCAAGCTCCACATGGAGCGAACCACGAGCAACTTCCCGGTCGCGGACTTCTACGAGACGAAAGACAGACCCGGATGCATCGGCATGCTGCGGAAGTCTTTCGAGGATGAAGTCGGCAAGCAAGCGCCCCAGACGATGAGCAGGGCAAGGCCAAAGCCGCTTCGCACTCTGGTTGGCGATGCCGTAAATGCCGCCGAAGAGGAAGACCGGAACGGCGACGAAGAAGACCCGGAATTCGTCAGCGGGCCTGGGTAAGCAAGGCAGCGACATGAAAACCACACGAGAGAAAATAAATTCGCGGCTAATAAAATCCGGGTGGAAGAGTTCCGGTCCGCGAAAATCGCTGTGGATTTCTCCGAGAGGCGGAAGGTTTCTCTGGGCCAATGCCGTGGAATTCATCTGCGGTGACGCCATTCTCCTGGAGTGTTTGGAGTCAGAGCGCCGTGACATTCTTAGGCCGGTACGCTAAACTCCGGAAACCCGTCCTGAAAGACCTCGCATGTTTTGGGCTTCAATCGCTAAACTACTAAGGCGTTTCGCCGATGCCGCGCTTGCGGCTAGGTTGCGTGGCGCTGAAGGTGACGTGGTTGAGGCTAGAGAGCGAGAGCGCATGGCAAACGGAAGAATCGCCTTGCTTGAATCCGAAGTAGAGTTTCTGGTTGCTTGGCGCGACAGAGAACTTTGCCGGATTCGAACCGAAGCGGACATTCTCCGGGCCAGAAGCGTTCTGCAGTCTGAGGTATCAGAACGGGAGTAGTTAAATGGGATTCGCCGAACTCAAGGCCAAGTCTGACGGCAGAAGCCAGCTTGTAGATTTGAATCTTCGGCAGTTGATAAAGGCCGGAAAGGTCGGCAGCGTAGAAGCGATGTTCACGTCGCCTGCTTCCGCGCAGGGGATGACGTTCTCCCAATCGTTCACGCGGAACAATCAAGCTCGCGAAGCCTACAAGATTGTTCGCAACTGGGTCGCTGCAGCCACCGGAGTTGTCGCCAAGCGAGTCGCTAGTCAAAACTGGATGGCGGGCCACTACAGCGAAAAGCCTGCGGAGGGAAAGCAGTTCTACTCCAAGGGCTTAATCCCTGACTCCGTGCTGCGAACGAAGTCTCCGGACAAGGGCGGAGAAATCGACCACGACAAAAATCACCCGGTTCTCTGGTTGCTCGAAAGGCCGAATAGAGTACAGGGCAGATTCGAGTTCATTCACATCACTGTCATGAACTTGCTGCTGACTGGCGAGTGGTACTGGATTGGAGGTGTCACCAAGAAGGGAGTTGCCGAAATCTGGGCGGTTCCAAGTTCATGGATAATCCCAGACCACTCGAAGGGAATCTTTGGCGGATACAAGCTGGTAACTGGCTATGGCTCAGAAGGAGTTCCGCTGCCAGTTGAGAACGTGGCGCGCGGATACTTCCCCGACCCGTCGGACATCAAGGGGTGCGTGAGTCCGCTGTCTACGTGTATCCAGGCAGCGAAGATTGACGATTATATTCTGTCCTCTCAGCAAGCCAGCTTCGAGCGCGGCATCAATCCGAATCTCATCATCACCGTTGGAAAGGGAGTCGGTCCCGATGGAAAGCCGACAGAGCGCCGACCAATACTTCGCGGCTCGCAACGACGGCAAATCATTCGCGCAGTTCGTCACATCTGGTCGCAGACTGTGAACCAAGGAGACCCCGCGATTCTTGACGGTCTGATTGACGATGTGAAGAAGCTCCAAAACACTCCGCAAGAGATGGACTGGCAGAGTTCGGCTACCTATGTGAAGTCTCGAATCTTCATGGCGTTTGGCGTCAACCCGATTGTCGTTGGTGAAGTCACTCCAGCGAACAAAGCGCAGGCGGTGGTTGCCGAAACGAATCTATGCACGAACGTGGTGAATCCGATTATCGGAAACATCTCTTCGGCGGCATCGGAGTTCTTCTCTCGATTCTACGACGATGGCGATTCGCTCGCTGTCTGGCTTGAGAAGGCAGTGGCTCGCGACGAAG